ATAAATAATAAGATTCGCTCATCTAAAGTAGTCTTTCTAGATTTTAGAGATGAACATTTGACATGGTTTTATGAAAAAATAACTAGTATAATTAATGATGCAAATATATCTAACTTTAATTTTAATTTAACCGGCATTGAACCTCTTCAATTTGGTACATATAGGGCAGAAGATAAAGGCTTTTATAACTGGCATGTTGATGCAAGTAGTACTAGGACATATTGCAATAATATTAGAAAACTTTCATTTTCACTTTTACTCCGTGAACCAGAAAAAGACTTTACGGGTGGTGAATTTGAATACACTACAGAAGAAAATACTATGCCTTTGAAAAGAAATAGTATAGTTTTTTTTCCATCTTTTTTAGTACATCGTGTTAAACCAGTTACATCTGGCACAAGAGAATCTATTGTAGGATGGATTAATGGTCCTAATTGGGTATAAATATGAATCCTTTTGATTATGTAAATGATATTAATTATGGTAAGAAAAATATAATTAAAAATTCTAATAATTCAGAGCTTGCAGAAAAATTATATCCTTCTTACCTTGTAAATAAAGCCTTCTCTCAGTTTGCAGATACTGTACGTGTCGCAAACGAGATGAATATCCACCATCAACTTGATAAAAAGCTCCAATTTGACTTTCTTATAAATATTATTCGAAGTAAGAAGCGATTTAGTAAATGGGCTAAAAAGCAAGATGATGAGAATCTTGAACTTGTAATGCAACATTATGGTTATAGCTATGAAAAAGCTAAACAAGTTCTACCTCTACTTAATAATGATCAAATTATAACAATAAAGAAAAAAAGATTTGAAGGTGGATTAAATGGCAGTTGATATTAACTCAATGGTAGAAGTTGAGCTAAACAATGAAGATGACTTTCTTAAAGTAAGAGAGACCTTAACACGTATTGGTATTGCTTCTCGTAAAGATATGACTCTTTATCAGTCGTGTCACATTCTTCATAAACAAGGTAAATACTATATTGTACACTTTAAAGAGTTGTTTGCACTTGACGGCAAACCTACGAACTTTGCTGAAGCTGATATATCTAGACGTAATACTATTGCTAATCTTATTGCTGAGTGGGGTTTGGTTAAGCTTGTAGATTCAAATAAAACAGAAGAACCAGTATCGCCTTTAAGTCAAATTAAAGTATTACCGTTTAAAGATAAAGACGAGTGGAACTTGGTTACCAAATATAATATTGGTAGAAAAAAATAGTTGCACTTTACAAATTAAGCATTATATAATATAAATAAAGTTGTGAGTGCGGGTGGTCCGGCTCACATTCTTTCTTGCTTGTAATAAAGGAGAATTCAATGACAGGCTTAAACACACTATTCCCCCGTTCATCATTCGTAGGTTTTGATCACCTATTTAACGAATTAGAGCACGTTGCTCGTCATGCTAATGATCATTATCCACCTCATAACATTATTAGAACAGGTGATACTGATTATCTTATCGAATTAGCTGTGGCTGGTTTCTCTCGAGATGAACTAAACATTGAAGTAAAAGATCGTACACTAGTAGTAACAGGTGAACATCAAAGTAAAGGTCGCGAGTACATTCACCGTGGTATTTCCACTAAGAAGTTCAAACGCACTTTTCGGCTGTCCGAACACGTTCATGTAAACGGAGCGGATCTTCAAGACGGGGTATTGTCAGTAGAACTGAAATACGTTGTCCCAGAAGAATTGCGTCCTCGTAAAATCGAAATTGGTCATTACGAGGAATTAACAAATGACACAGACACTAAAGAGCTTCTTACAGAAGCTGATTAACGACTATCATGAAGCTAAAGCAATCAGACAAACTGAAAACGAATTGCGTAAGCTAACTGATAAAGAATTGAACGATATTGGTATTGCAAGAGGTGATATATATTCTATCGCTAGACAAGATGTAGATATGAAACAATCACATCTCATCGCCCCTTTTAATCCTAATCTAAGAGGGTTTGTCTAATGTTTTATACAGAAACAGTTACTATCGACCATCGTTCAAAACTCCAAAAACTTTGGGCTAGTTTTATGAACTGGTGTGAAGTAGTTGGATATAGCAGAGCAGCTGCTCATCTTGCAAGTCAAGGTCAATACGATCTAGCAAAGAATTGCATGATGCAAGTTGCTAAGTTAAAAGCATAGGGTTGCTACTTAATAAGCACGCGAGGGACCACGGTTAGTCCCTCATTTACACACCACACACGGAGGTTCTTATGAACGAATATATGACTAATATGTGGATTGATACAATCCAAAATGCAAAGAAGAGCTGGGTAGATACTTGGTTCAAAGACGAAACACTAAACAAACCACTACATGCGTTTGTTGATGCTCAAACAACTTTTACAAAAACAGCAATGAAACATACCAATGAGTTTGCAAACTCATCTGGTGAAGCTATGGCAAAGGTGATTAAATAATGGCAAAAAATCCTTTTGAAATTCGTGCTGAAATGATTCAACTAGCTAAAGAATATATGGATAAGCAACAAGAGATGAATATCCAGTTTGCTAAAGATATGTTTGAGCAAGGTAATATGCAAATGGAACAGTTTCAAGAAGCTTGCAAGATGTATTCCATGGAAGACATGATGAAAAAAGCTCAAGAAATGTACTCTTTTGTATCTAAAAAAGATTGACTTCTATAAAGAAGTATATTATAATAAGAGAGTCTTTCGAGGCTCTCTTTTCATTTAAGAAGGTTTATTATGGCTGATGTAAAACTAATCCGAATGCATTCTGGTGAAGATGTAGTAGCAGAGCTTGTCACATACGGTGATACGTACACTACATTTAAGAATGCTATTGTTGCTATTCCTACAAGTCAAGGTCAGATTGGCTTTGCTCCTTGGGCACCAATTTTAAATAAGACTCAAAACGAAATTGATGTAAAAAACGAGTTTATTGTTTTCATTGCTGAAGTAGATGAAGATGTTGCTAACCAGCATAAATCTATGTATGGCGGTGTTATTACAAAGCAATCTAAACTAATCGTATAAGGTCTAAATGTCTACTTTTTATACATGTGTAGATCGTTATAGTAACGATATACTATTCCGTGGTTATAAAGATGGTCAACCTATCAGTGAACGTATTCAGTATAAACCTACTATGTACATTCCTGGAAGGACTGACTCTCCATATAAAACTCTCGAAGGTCGTCCTGTAGAACCGGTTAATCCTGGTACTATGCGCGACACTCGAAACTTTATTGATGAGTATAAAGATGTAGGTAACTTTAAAATATATGGTAATACTAACTATATTCACCAGTTTATCTCTGATGCGTTTCTTAAACGAGGTGTAGAGTTTGAGCGGGATAAGATTAATGTTACTACTATCGATATCGAGGTTCAGTCTGATCAAGGCTTTCCTACTCCAGACGAAGCTCGTTTTCCTATTACTGCTATTACTGTAAAGAATAATATCGATAATAAGTTTTATGTTTGGGGTCTTGGTGAATGGAAAGACCATAAATCTGAACTTAAGAAAGAGCTTGTTGATCGAGTAGTATACGTTCAATGCGATAAAGAAGCTGGTCTTCTTATGAAGTTTTTAGATCATTGGTCTAAGAATTATCCTGATGTATTGACTGGTTGGAACTCTCGTCTCTTTGATACTACTTACATCGTTAATCGTATTGCAATGATCCTCGGTGAGGATATGAGAAAGAAACTCTCACCCTGGGGTATTATCAACGAACGTAATATTGATATTGCGGGTCGAAAGCATCAAGCGTTTGATGTTTACGGTATTCAACAACTTGACTATATGGATTGCTTTAAGAAGTTTGGGTATACGTATGGTACTCAAGAATCATATAAGCTAGATAACATTGCTCATGTTGTGCTGGGAGAACGTAAGCTCTCCTACGATGAGTATGGTTCTCTCCATGCTCTCTATCAACAGAACCACCAGAAGTTTATCGACTATAATATTCGCGATGTTGATATTGTGGATCGTCTCGAAGATAAGATGGGTTTGATTACTCTGTCTATGACTGTTGCTTATAAAGGCTTAGTTAACTATGCAGATGCTTTTGGTTCTGTTGGTGTGTGGGATGCTCTACTTTATAATGAATTACGTAAGAGAGGTATAGTTGTTCCTCCTAAACGTAATATTACTAAAGAGCGTAAGATTGAAGGTGCATACGTTAAAGATCCTCAGAACGGTGCTCATGATTGGGTGATGTCATTCGACTTAAACTCTCTATACCCTCATATCATTATGCAATATAATATGTCTCCTGAGACTGTTGTAGATGATATGGAGTATGAAGCTAACGTTGATGATCTTCTTAAACGTACTCAATATCGTATTCCTAAAAAGTACTGTATGACTGGTACAGGTCAATACTTTGATAAAACTACTAAAGGTATTGTTCCTGAGATCATTCAAGGTTTATACGATGAACGCACTGTCTTTAAACGTAAGATGCTTGCTGCTCAACAGAAAGCTCAAGACGAAGGTGACTCGTATGAGAGTGAACGAGAGATTGTAACTCTCAATAACCAGCAGATGGCTGTAAAGATTCTTATGAACTCTCTTTATGGGGCTCTATCTAATGAATACTTTAGATACTATGATATGCGTGTTGCCGAGTCTATTACTGTCTCTGGTCAGCTTACTATTCGTTGGGCTGAAGATACTATC